TACCGTCATCAGTGGTACCATCATCAGTGGTACCATCATCAGTAGTACCGTCATCAGTAGTACCGTCATCAGTAGTACCGTCATCTTGTTTAGTTAAATCTACATAGATTTGGTACCAATCTGACGCTTTTGATGTAAGCCACCTAGTACGTGCTTTGCGCCTTATACTTTGTATACGTGCGCGTCTTTCTTGTAATCTTTCATCTAAATCTGAAGTAGGCACCCCTGCTTCTTCTTGTTGCTGTTTAGCATCTTCTAACTCAGTTTGTGTTTTTGAAATTTCTTCTAATGAAGCTTTTTCATCAGGGTTGTAGTATCTATCACTAGGTACTTGCACACCTATTAACTCTCCGTTGTATGGTTTGCCTGTACGTGCTTCAAACTTCTTACACCAATCAGGGTGCATTCGACAAAATTCTGCAATATCTTCTTTAGTTTTACCTTTGGGTTCTGTGGTTATCCATATAGGGTCTTCTAAAAGTTCATCTTCTATTACAAAAACTTTTTCTTTTATATCTTCAGGTAATTCTTTTTCAAAAGTCTCAATGTTTTCAAGATTAGCCATCGCTGTTTCAAATTTATCTGTAGCAGAACGCTCCGTAGGATCTCCTTCATTAGCACTGTCATCGGTAGCACTATCATCTGAACTACTGTCATCTGAACTACTGTCATCTGAACTACTATCATCTGAACTACTATCATCTGAACTACTGTCATCAGCAGCACTACTACCACCGCCACCACCACCGCCACGTCGTTCATTATCAAAAGTGTCATCTTTTGCTGCAAATATTCCGTAACTCCCGTCAAAGTCTACGTTTACATTACCTTCTTCCCAATCGTGCGTTTTCTTGTTAATAACAAAATATTCACCGTTTTGCTCAATAACAACATCTTTACCTGCATCAAAGTCTGCGTAGTCTTTGCTAGATATTACTCCTTCGTAGGTTCTATCTTTCTTGGGATCTTGTTGAGTGCCTGTGCCAGATTCTTTAAACCTTTTCATCCAGTTAGCTGCAACATCTTCTGCCACATTTGTAGCAGTGGTGTTAAATATATACTGCGCTTGTTCAAGAGTAATTCCTAAATGTCTAAGATCAGCTATAGTTAACTCATCTGGGGTTATAGTAGCCATGTCTATTAGACCTGCACCAGAAGCGTTCAACTCCTCAAATACTTTTTGGGGAATCCTACCTATAATGTTAGAAGAAGGACGGGCGTAAAACTCTGCACCTGTAACATCTCTACCTAATTTTTCACTCAAAGCCTTTCGCTCTGCCTCGTTAGCATAGATTTTTTGTAAATCCTCTGCATCTATGGGGGTAGAATCTGGCATGCCGGGGGTTCTGAAATCTCTACTAGGGTCAGAATTAACCCAATCTATAAATGATCCAAACGCACCGCGACCAAATAATTTATTCTTCATGTACTCTCTATAGAGTTTTTTAGCTTCTTCAGAACCTAGATTTCTATAAAAAGAATCTTTAGCCAATTTTTCATTAAGTTCTGCCCCTCTATCTTCTGGAGTACTGGGTAATTTAGAATCAGAGTCTCTACTTTGTTGTGGAGCATATTGGGGGATTTCACGTCCTGCTCCTCCAGTGTCCATAGGGTCTAACGCTCTATTTGGATCTCTTTCTATTGTCGCCCTTATATTATCTATAAAGTCTTGGTCAAAATCAGACTTATAAAAATCAGAAGAAAACTCTGGAGGTATTCCGTCTAATATACCAGTGTCAGACATTTACGTGATCTCCAGTATGCTTGCCACTACGTGTAATCTATCTGCAGTAGCTGCGGTTACTTTCAATATATCTCCTGCCTGTAATACAAGAGGAGCCGTAAGTAGTTCTAGGGTTGCGTTAGCTGATATGGCTTTAGTTTTGAACAAACTGAATACTGCACCAGAACCATTGGTAAGAGTTAGTGTTATTGTGTCTGCGTTTCCTGAATCTTCAGAGACTATTATCGACTTTGCTATACTCGTGGTCAGTGCCGCACAGGTGTATAGTGTTGTTATATTCGTCGTAGTTAAGTCTACGGCTGCATTGACGTAGGTATTTGCCATTAGCTTATGAACCAAGCAGTCGCTTCGGACTGATTAATAAGCCTGTTACTTCGTAAGGCTTGGTCTAATTGGTTAAAATAGATACGTAATACGTTGTTTAAACTATCAAAGTCTTGTTTATTGTATTCTACAGAAGCTAAAGGCAGTACAGGTGCCCTAAAAGTTATGTCGTATTCAGTGGTATCTACAGTCACTATCGCCTCCCGTCAGGTCTTATATCTATTCTAGGAGAACCTAACTGCCATATTACCCCTGAAGTAGTAGATTCTATCTTTAACTGCAACTGTCGCGCTCGTACTCTTGTATTTAATTGCTGAGTATACTTTTCAATAGGTAAGGTAGCTGTGCGTGTAATTGATCCGCTATTACTTCCCCCTTCAGAGGTAGGATCATTATACCCAGAACCTGAATTATTTAATGGTAACAAGCTCATAGTAGCAGTGGGGCTGTCTGCAGTAGACCCTTCAAATGTAATATCTGGTAGTATGCGCCAGATAAATGCAAATCTATGCCCATCATCAACATCAAATTGAGCAGAAGAAATAGTAGCAGTAATAGCAGTGGGAGTGCTAGTTTCATTGTCATCTACACCGTTCTCATGCTCAACTAAATTATTGGTATACGTAGCCCCTAAAGGAAAATTACGTAGCCCAGAATCTATCCAAGCAGTTCTAGCCAAAGTTCCGTAGTACCATATATCCTGTTGGTAATTATAAACAGCGTATTTATCTATGGTGGTGCTGTCGGCAGAAGGGTAGAACCACCATACTTCGTGGAATGCTTCTATTGTACCTGCAAACACTTGGTCTACTTGTGTTCTATTTATATCATTAAATATATGCCTTCTGAGATCACATCGTAGCTGTTTAGTTGTGCCGTCATAAACATAGAACTTATCAATGCCCATCCAGTAAGAAGCCCCATTAGCATAAGCCACACAGTTTTGTGAGATTATAGATATGTGATCTCCTACTAATTGAGAATTCCACACGATAGGAGCACCAACGTATTGTAAGGCGTACAACGAAGCATCTGTCCAAACTAAGATCTCTTGCCGTGCTTGAGCAGCCGTTATAATAGAGCTACCCCTTGACAAGCGTAAGCTTCCAGCCTGATTTGTCGCTGCAGGTGTCCAATTTACTACGCTTTCCTGATCTGACCAGCGAATAAGAAGCGGGTCTTGCGTAGAAGTTCCTAGAGTATTTGCGCCAAAACAGAATACAAACCTACTTACATCTGAGACAAGCACAGTATTAACTACAGTAGGTACATCTGACGCACCAGCTAGGCTAGATACTAGAACAGCACGAGTGGTTTTTCCACCAGTGGCATCCCAGTAGTATAAAGCTCCCTCACGAGGGGCAAATACAAGATCTTCTCCAAAAGAAGCCTGACTCCACAATCGTAATACAGTGGTCGAACTAGTGCCATTACCCCAAGTACCTGAACCCCAAGTACCTGCACTCCAACCTATAAATGGTACAGGGGTTGCGGTGCCTGTGGGTATTTCATATTTACCAACTGTAGAACTTCCTCCATTACCGCTATCACTAGAGTTAGCAGTTACAGTGCTTCCAGAGGTATCTTTAGCTGTAATTGTAAACGTGTTATCACTTGGGACAGAAATTACTTGGTAGTTTTGGTTAAGCACATCAGCAGTAATAAGCCCCCCAAGAGAAGCTGCTCCAGAAAAGGTGACAAAATTATCTACCAACGCTCCGTGAGCAGTATCAGTAACGGTAATTGTGGAAGAGCCGTTAGTTGCTGCAAAAGTTACATCTCCTGCGCTCGTGGTAGATCGTAGTGGAGTGATGTCATAATAAGCACCACCTTGACTTAGATAGAATTTAAGATGAGTGCCTACCCCTATGTAGTTTGCACCACCTAGAGTTACCCAGTTGAATAGTGATCTGCATACCCCTAAAAACGTATTAATAGATATTCGAGTCCAACCGCCTATACGTTCTGCATAACCTTGCCTAAATCTTACTTTATCAGACTCTACCCAAGAGTTTTCGTTACTATAACTAGTTTTCTCTTTGTTTACTCCGGGGTTTAACGCTAGTTTCTGTAAGGTCATTTAAGTACCCGCTAATGTTAATACTCTATCCCGTAATCTTCTTGCACGTTCAGGAGTTTGTAAAGCCCATCTACTGTCAATCATATTAACAGCCCATGATCGGTAGTCTTTATTTTGTACAGCAAGATTCATGTTTTTAAACTTACTCAATCCGTTCTGTCCTAATTGAAAACACATGTTGATAAGTACATGTTTAGCTTCTTGGGGCAGGTCTTCCCAATTAGTATATATCCTCTCACACCCTTTTATGGCTTCTTGTATATCGGTTTCAAATAACTCCTTGCACCGTTCTTCTGTAATGCACACATCTTCAGGCACCTCTTCGTAAGCACCGTATACAGGGAGGTTTGCTTCAGGGTCATTCTCTAAGACAAGGTGCCCGATGCCTATGGTGTCATGCCCTAACGAGCATTTGTATTTATGTAAGATTTTGCCTTCATCACTAGCAATTTCTTCATACAATGTATCTAAATTAACACTCACCTGTCGTTACCGTTTCTTTTTATAGCTTGAGCACCGAAGTATACCGAAACCAGACCTCCTATGGTAAGGAAGAATATGCTGCTCATATCGGTTAAGTTTTTACCTGCGTCCTCTAGCTCAAATATAGAAGATATCATTAGGAGTATAGGGAAGATTAGTAATGATATTAAAGAGAACCAAATCATACGTAATTGCGCGTCTTGCTTCTGGTCTTCATTTTTAAGAAGCTCAAGCTTAACCATACGCTCACTTTGCTCCCACTCTAGGTCACTAATGATGCCATCACCATTAGTATCTAACCCATTGTATTGAGACTCAGGCTCTAGTTTTTTTGCATTCATATGTCTGCCCTTGGTATTTTCTCCATACTAACGTAATTAGCCATATAATGATCGCTTATATAGCTTTCTCTGGCCCCAAAACGCCTCATTTTCTTGTGCCTACGCATAACGGGAGGAACCATAGGCACTATGTCTTTACCGTGCCTGTACATGGTGACGGGGGTATTATCTAGT